CTTTATTAATCTCATTGTCTGAATCTTTAATTTTTCCGCCGATTGAAAAACCTGAAAGTGTTCCATCAAGAACTTTTTCCCATGTATCTTGTGCACCCTTAGATACGTATGTTGTTACAAAAACTCCGCTGTAAAACTTTTGTGTCTTTGGATCGTAGTATGTCTCTGGCTTAAATGATATCATCTTGCCGACTGCTATTGAGCCATGCATCTCTCTGATATTTCCACGGAAATTCTTAAATGCTTCAAGGCTTGCTTCTGCTGTTACAACGTCTCCTGTTTGATCTACGTTATCTAATGTAGCAAATCCAGATACAGTTCTATTCTCCCTATTTACTTTTGTAAAGGGGACAGCTAAATGTATGTTTTGGCCATCGCTGGACCATTGAGCTTTTTCAATGTTCATATGCTTAATTTTATACTTATCTATGTAAAAAGGCAAATCGTAGTTGATTAGGCTTAGTCAACCTTACTGCCATCGCCTTTTGAATTTCTGCCTTCTCCAGAGCTGTCTGAGGTATTTGCAGATCTTTCAGAATCCCTAGCTCTGGTTTTTCCAGCAGTAGCTTTTATATCAGCTGATTGCTGTGGCTTTAATTCAATAACTTCATCTCCGCCGTCAATTGGGATCATACCCTTTCTAATTCTAACCTCATTTGGAGTAATTACCTGCATGCGTAAATATCTCTCATCAATCTTAGACTGGGTATCTTCGTCAGTAAGAGTTAGCTCTTCAAATTTAATTTTAAGAGCGTCTGTCTTTTCTTCAATAATTGAATTAATTCTTTTTTCTAATCTCATCTGGGCTGGACGACAAACCTGCTCTTTAAATGTCTTATCTGCGTCACGAGCATTTGCAAGAGATACCCCTTCTGGAACCCCAATTTTATTAATTGGGACTCTGTGTGCAAGAAGGATCTCGTCTCTATTGGCAAGTCTATATTTATTAAATGAAGACTCCTGGGCACCAGCTTCAACTGGCTCCATCTTAAATTCAACTTTTTGATCTGGAGTGTCTGCTGGCAAAGGGATATATAGAGATCTATGGTTCTTACCCTTCAATCCAACCTGGAAAAATTCAAGAAGCTTTCTTTCTGACTCTGGTGAAAGCTTTGCTCCTTTAACTGTAATAATATATCTTGGAACCGCTTTATTTTCAAAATAGTCTAAGTTATATCTGCCAGAAAATTCATTTCCTGCTAAAGCCATCTGAGCTGCAACAACATCTGGTATTCCATAATAGTTATTCATAGGAGTATACTTCTTGATGTGAATAATTTCGTTTGGACGATCTTCTGCATCACCAATTGGGTTTAGAGTTTCTAGGTCTCCGAAGTTTCTAAAGAATACTGCTTTGCCATAAAGCAACTGCATAAAGCCATCTCTGAGTCGTCTTACACGCATTGTCTTTGCAGGTATATGACCAATGTATCCAATGTCTCCACGAGTAGTTCTTCCTATTTCAATGTATCCATTACCAGTTGCCTCTAGGTCTGTGTAAACCTTAATCAAAGTTTCTGTAAATGTATCTTCATCGTTAGTTGAATCTAGCCAGTCTTGTAAATCCTGCTTAAGTTTATTTAGTTTTCTACGTGCTCTTTCTAGCTGCTTATCATCTGTTATAGCATCAATGGCGTCGTTAGTTTTTCTTGTCTCCATAAATGAGTATCCAAGACCAACAATGTTTGCAACCTTAGCATTAATTGCAGCGTAGTTGTATGTAGATACTTCGTAGATTTGAGAAAGATACTCTAGGTTATATACTGGCTGAACAAGGTCGAACATAGCGTATCCAGTTACTGCTTGCTGAAGAAGATTCTGCTGTGTTCCCGATCCATCTTTACCAGTAAATGATTTTGCAAAATCTCTATTTACTTTTCTTTTAAAGTTTGATCCTAGACCCCTTACCTTCTTAAGGTCATCTAATCCTACCGCAAAAGGGTCTACGTGCTCTTTTTCTTTTTTAAATGAAAATATGTCTGAGCTATTTCTAATTGCAACCTCTGAGTTATCTTCAAACTCGTCGTCTATAAACTTTGTCATTTAACTGCACCACCCCTTAAAACTGAATCTTTGTATTCTCCAATGTCTAAAGGGTCTGGTGTAAGTCCCCATTTGAGTCTTTGATTCTGGTACTCAAATTCTTCATCGTCTATCTTGCGTCTTCCTGATAAAAACTTTGGCTGACCCTCATCAATTCCATAGTGTCTTACTGCATCAGCAAGTGCTGCCATTCTAGATCGGTTTCCCTTTTTAGATGTTATAGAAAGGAAGTTTCCGTCATCGTCACCTACCCAGCGGCCATCTGGCATTTCCCAGACGTAGATCCCTAGAGTGGTTTCCTCAATGATTTCACTTTTTTGATTTAAGATGTCCATATGTACTCTAGTTTACCATTACTCTTAATCAAAGTCCAGTTTTGTACTAATGTTTGTCAAAAATTTTAGTATATTGTTAGAATGTCGTCAAAAGATCTGGTGTAATACGAAGTACTGTTCAGGCCGTTGACATCTTCAGATATCTCCAGTCCCGCCTCTTGAATTACAGATGAGTTGTCTGAGCAATACAGCCTATAGTTATTGATTACTTGACTGTCCGTGAACTGCTCTTCATAGAACGCAATATTGCTGTATAAATTAGATCCTCCACTTTGTGAGTCATCTTGATTTTGATTAAATTTAATATTTGATGCTGGCTCATCTAGAGTTATTACTATATGGTGTAAAATGTCTGTTAAAGTCACATTATGTATATTTGTCTCTAATGTCCTATTTATACCATTTATGCAAATAGAGTTTACTCCGCTAGAAGATATTGTCCCATCTGAATTCCACCCAAACTCTGAGGTGTCTGAAGAAAACAGTATATTGCTTTCGCCGTCTGGAGAAAAGAATAGCTCAATTGTCTGTGGGCTCAATGACAGCTCTGCATTAAATCCATGCCCATCCATCATTCTTATCCCATTATATTCATTCTGCATTCTGACTGGATAGTTATACTGTCCTAAAGAGTAATCAAATTCAGAGTATATTCTGTTTCCACTATTGTCTGAATAAAAATCCTTGTCTGAATAAAAGTCTATGTCTAGCATATTAAAGTAAGGAGTATCAAAGCTTGAATCGCTTGTGCTAACTGTTACCCTTAGATCAAGTATCTCGCTATATAGATTTTCATTTTTGTTGTAGTATGGTATTGGGGAATTGTTTTTGCATATAGCCCAGTCTTGTCCTGGAACCTTTACTTCAACTACTACGTTGTCTACATCTTGACCATACACTATTGAAGAAGAAACTATTGTTTGAGGATTCATTACATAAATTCTTTCCTCGAAGGAAAATGTTTTTGACTCTGGGCTTAATGTTTTTTCGAATGTAAGCCTATTTTTAATTTGATCATAATACGCATCTCCAGAAGCAAATCTCTCTAGGCCTTTAATTCCAGGATATCTATAGGACAAAATTGGTCTAAGCGTTACAGAGTTTAATGAGAACAATACTCCGTCTTGAGGATAAACTATTTGAGAGTGCTTTATTTCTTTGTTTCCTGAAGAGTAGTGTGCATAGACTCTATTTGATGGCAACTCGTATGTATATATAGAAATACCATCTACAATGAATTTCTTTCCAGGATTAGCTGGACCTAGATTTAACGATAGTGTTTCATTATAGAACTTCACGTCTTCTGTAAAAGTCTTTTCATTAACTATAGACCCATTAACATATAAAGACATTTTTGTTTTAGCAAATACGGCTACTACATGAGCAGCCTGCTTTCTAGATATTTTATGCTCTAAATAATTAGACTCATTCACTCTAAATACAATATTTTCGTTTTTATAAAATATACCCATGCTATTAACAGAGTCTGCAAATACTGGGTATTCTTCTAGATCTGATGAGTCTGGCTTAAACCAAAGCTCGATGGAAAACGCATCATCTGGATATTGGCTTGTAGCAATGCCTGGAGCCTTTAATGCAATACTAGCTAATTCATTTACTTCGGTGCCACGAATTCCAGCCGATACAATAGGAAGAACTTCAAAATCAGAAGACTGTATTGCAAATCCATCTTGCCCATTGCCAGAGTAGTCAAATATCGGTAGGCCTGCAACTGCAGCATAAGACACACCATTGTCTTTTAAATCCTGGTATGTTGCATATTGTGACGTAAGGCTAGAGTAAGAGCTTACTGCTCCTGATTTAACTTCATCTAAAAGGAAAAAAGAAACTGGGTGATCTTGTAAGACAGTGTATTTGTATGACATGCCTTATCTCTCTTCTAGTGCTTGAACTCTCGCTGTAAGCTCTTTTACTGCTTTAATTAGTGGTGATACAAATTCTTCATATCTAAGGGCTTGGTCTGAATCTTCATTATCTTTATCTGTTTGTACCCATCCTGCAAAATCTTCTACTCCAGAATCCTCTATTGCCTGCTTAACTTCTTGTGCTATTAAGCCGTAGTGGGTTCTTGTTCCTGGAACAGAAACATATTCTCCGTTAACTAATTCTGTGCTTCCTTCAATAAACTTGTAGCTTACTGGATTTAAACTATTTATAAAGTCCAGCCCAAGTGCAGATGGCTCTATGTCTTTTTTAAGTCTTTGGTCTGACGTTACAATTGTTCCAGTGTTGGAATAAATTGTTTTCCAATATCTTGCAGCTACACCAGTTACTCCATTTGCTGGAGTTCCTATATTAAAAGCATTTGATCCAGAAGGATACCAATCAGAAGTTACACCATAATCAAATGTGAGTGGCTCTGGATTTAAACCAACTGTAAATGCAATTGGGTCTAAATTAGCCTGTGCTCCAGGTGCGCCATTTGCACCAGGATCACCTTTCGCTCCTCTTGGAATTGTAAAATTAAATACAGCATTTTGATTGTTTCCAGTATTTACAACAGAGGCATTAGTGCCTGCTGCTCCTGTTGTGGTTGTACCAACTGCAACAGTTGTAGGTCCAGGTATTCCTTGCTCTCCCTGAAGGCCCTGTAGGCCTCGTGGTAGCACTAGATTCAATACTTGTGCTGGAGAAGTACCAGTCATAGTTGCATCGTAGTCATTTTCGTCTACTCCAGGAGTAACTGTTCCTATTGTAATATTTGTAGATGGCCCAGGGCCACCAATAACACCATCAAGTCCAACTGGTATAGCTATATTTAAAATTGCTTCTGTTGATGTTCCAACATTTTCTACTATTGGAGTAGAGCCATTTGGCAATGCGGTAATTTCTCCAATTGCTATTGTTCCAGCAGGACCTGTTGGTCCTGGATGGGCATCAATAAAATCAGCTATATCTTTTGCCAGCAAGGATATGTCTTTAGGGACGTCTGGAGAATCCGTGTAGTCTGGAAAATGAAAATCGTGCTGATTAGGAGTTGTACTCATTTTTTAATTATACCACCAATTACTTTTTATAGATGTGTGCTGGGCTCATATATCTTGTTCCAGATATAATTGGCTTAACCTCATGAATATATGGTAGTTGAGAGGGAAATATAATTAGGCTTCCAGCTTTTGGCTTAATAGTAATGTTTTGATCTGGGAAATGTATTTCTCCGCCTTCATAGTCGTCATTGATATATGCGACTAAAGAAAATGCCAAGTCAGCGTTACCATCTTGACCATCAAAATGTGGCCCCATAGATTGTCCTTCGTACCACTGCTTAATTGGAATGCGATCAATTCTTAATTCATGAGTTGACTTATCAATGCCTAAACCTTCAAAGTATCTGTCCATGCACATCTCAAATGCCATTATTAAGCTATTAGCAATGTATAGAGTTCTTTTATCTATGCTATCAGATCCAGTTGTTTCTTTAAGCGCTGGCTTATTAATATATTTTGTTTTGCCATAAACAAGCGACTCGTCATTACTTGCTGTCCAATTTTCCCATTTTGAAATTCTTGAATAAGAAGCTGGCTCTTCATCAATGCTATTTATAAATCCGACTAGCTCTTCTGGGTAGCTCAAAACATTTTCCCAATAATGAATTTCAGGATGAAGTGGCTGAAAGTCAAACATTACATATTGCTTGAATGGAACATTACCTTGCATTATTCAACTTCCTCTGCTGGATACTTTACGCCATCAGATTTAATTCTTAGGCCTTCTTCTCTTATTACTTCCCACTCTGCCTGCTCTTCTTTTTGATAAGCTCTGACTTTTGCAAGCTCTTCTGCCCATTGATCCCTTAGCTCTTGCGGATAATCTGATTCTTCACGATCATCCCAGAATGAACCTAGAGTATATCTAATTGCTTTCTTTACTGTAGTTACTTCATGAATATTTTCAAAACCTCCAGCAAAAGTGGCAAGCTTGCCGACCTCTGGAACAATTGTTAATCCATGCTTAAAATTTAATACTCCGTCTTCAAAGTCATCATTAAGATAAATAAATGTTGCATATCTACTTCTAGTAAATGCACCTGAATTTCCATCATTGTCCGTATTATCTGAATGCATATTGGCAAAAGCTCCAGGTGCCCATCTTTGAGAATGGAAACTTATTTGAGACATTTGCTTTGGGTCTTTGCCAGCCATTTCAGCTGTAACCTCAATAACCTTTTCCTTTAATACATCAAAAAAGTCACCTGGTAATCCAGCTGCTATTGTATCTGGATCATTTGTTTCTGGCATTCCAGAAGAATATGATTCATAAAAAGAAATTGGCATCCATTCTAGCTGGCCCTTTTCCATCTTAACAGCCAAAACTTTAATTACAGCTGCACATTCTTCTGGTGTCAAAAAGTTTTCATACGTAACAATGTCTGGTTTGTGTCTAGTTATAATTAAATTATCAAACATTATGCCATACCTGCATCTTCTTTGTTCTTAAGATCATCAAACATTACTGGCTTTCCATCTTGCATGTATCTCATATTTCTTGGGTCATCATACTCAACTCTTTCAAGCTCCATTTTTGCCCACTTATATGCACCATAACGCTTTTGATTTTCTAGCCACTCTTTACTTCCATCTGAAGGAACCATAATAAAGTTTCTTACAAAAAACTTTTCATTTTCTCCAATAGTTTTAACTCCGTGGTAGTAAGGCTCAGTAGATGGGAAAACCAAAATATCTCCAGCTTTTGGCTTGTGATTAATTAGTTCACCATCAATTAAAAACTCTATGTCTCCACCCTCATAATCATCGTTTATATACATTGTGCATGTAATAAAAAACTTATCCCCAGGCATATCTTTTTGAGATGTAATGTGGTCTGTGTGATATTGCATTGTCATCTTGTTATTCATTAGGTCTAGAGCTGGCCTATACTTAGAATAAGAGCATCCGCTAAATCTCCAGAATTCTGGCAGCTCAATGCCATGTCTATTAACATAGTCCATTATTACACGATTATAGGCATCTTCTACTTCATCGACAAAAGCTTTTT